ATTGAAAACCAAAATTGGAGACGATTCGAGGTTTTTATTTAAAGATATTGCAACTAATAATGAAATGCTTTTGGAAACACATAAAAATACAAGTGACCCTACTGTATTAGTTAGTCCATCATTAGATACTGGTGTTAGTTTAGATGGAGACTTAGGACGTTTTCAAATAATTTTAAAATCTCCATATCTTCCGCTCGGGTCTAAGAGAATAAAGACCATGTTCGAGAAAAATCCAACACAATACACTATGAAAATGTTGGATAAACTAATTCAGATGTGTGGTAGATGCACAAGATCGAAAGATGATTATTCTATGACATATATTCTAGATGGTGTCGTTGCTGATGCCATAATGAGAGAAAAACACAATCTCCCAAAACATTTTTTAGATAGAATTGTATAACTATGTAAATATACATAGTGAAAAAATATACATACTATTGGGAGATTCAGACGATATTGGAACAATTCGTTGGTGCTTTCAATGATATCTTTATAAAAAGATATGACAATGATAAAAATCCATCAATACCTTTAAACAACATTAAGGTGAAGTATGTGTATGGTCCAAAGCAAAGAATATTTAATAATTTACAAAATCCAGCACCTGGTGGTATTACGGTTCCAGCAATTGCCGTAAGCATAGCATCTATATCTAGAGATCAGAATAGGGTCTTTAATAAGAATGATGGTTATAATGTTGTGTTTAATAAAACACAAACCGAATCGAATTATGTAAAACATATACCACAACCGATACCTATTAATATTGGGGTGAATATGACACTAATAACAAAGTACCAAAATGATATGGAGCAACTTATATCAAACTTTGCACCATATTGTGACCCATATATAGTTATATCTTGGAAAACTCCAGATTTAGATGGTTCGTTAGTACCTTATGAAATAAGAACCGAAGTTTTATGGAACGGTAATATAGCATTACAATATCCGAGTGATGCTGGTCCTAGTCAGGCATTTAGAATAACTGCCGATACATCTTTCACCATAAAGGGATGGTTGTTCAAAAAGATGGACGAGGTAATAAAAAAAATATATGTCATCAACTCCGATTATACTGCTATCAATGATAAGTCTGAAATATTGATAGATATGGATGACCGTCATACCGATTATTTGACACTATCGGCTAGACCACAACCTAGAAATATTGATCCTTGTTCTATTTTAGCATTCAATCAAATTGGGTTAACTCACTTCCCTACTATTGAAATATATGGAAAATCTTTTTTTGATATTAGAAATGTTTACCTAAGTGCTTCTAATGAAAATATGTTCAATGGTGTTACCACCTTTCATCCATTTTCGGGTATTCCTAGAATGGAAGATATGTACCCATCATTTAGAGGAATCCCCGTTCCTTCATTTTTACTATATAACGAAAATTATCTAACTTTTGAATTGCCTCAAATTCCATTACAATCTGGAATGATAGACGTAATAGTTGAAAATGAAGCAGGATATGGAATTCTGACAAAAGATAAACAAATGCCTAAACTTAGCGCATATGATGGAGCATTAGGACTTGAGTGCAAAGACTGTGGGGTATTTGGTTTAAATATATCATAAATATAGTTTGATTTTTGCAATAAATAGTTAATTATAGTTATATGCCTGATATTTTACCACAACCAAATAGACAATCAGATAATGGAAGAAGTTTTATATCTTCTATTTTGTCTAAATTGCCATATGTAGATCAGGCATTAGATGTTGGTGATACAAATCCAAAATATGAATTATTTGATAGGTTATCTAAGAAACGTGAATTGAGAGTAATGCAACAGTCCGTTATTACCGGACCGTTCATGAATCAAAACAATTCGGATTACTATAATCCAAATTTGATGTCAACCGATAAAGGTTATCATAATTTTATCTATGCTCAAATAGATACCGATAAAATAAGAAGATTGTCAGAATATAGAAGAATGGCGGCATTTTCTGAGGTTGCTGATTGTATTGATGCAATATGCGATGAGTTCATAAATAAAGACGAAAATGGAAAAGTAGTAAATATTTCTTTTTCGGGATTTAATAAAATTGACAGTGAGGAAAAAAGAGAAATTGAAAAAGAATTTTACAAATTTTCTCAAAATTTTGATATTGAACATAAAGGTTGGGGTTACTGTAGGCAACTATTAACAGAAGGTGAAATTTTCTTTGAGAATATCGTACACGAAAGAAATAAAGATCTTGGTATTATTGGTATATTAAATGTTCCGGGTGAATTAATTAACCCAATTTATGATAACATACAAAATAATGTTATACAAAATTTCATTTTCCAAAAACCAATTAACATGACCAATAATCAGCAAGGACAACCAAACTTGCCGATGCCCAATCCTAATCCAACAAATTCTTTACAACATCAACTAATAACATTCGAAGGAAATCAGATAACATATATAAATTCCGGTATTTGGAACGAAGATATGTCTATCCGAATACCACATATCGAAAAGGGTAGAAGAGCATATAAACAATTGTCTTTAATTGAAGATGCTATTGTTATTTATCGGTTGGTTAGAGCACCCGAAAGATTAAAGTTTGTTATCGATGTAGGTAATATGCCTCCAGCAAAAGCAGAGGCATATTTAAAACAATTGATGCAGTCATACTGGTCTAAGAAAACATATGACCCACAAGCTGGTGGTGGAAGTGCTGGTAATATATATGATCCACAATCTATGTTGGATTCATTTTGGTTTGCTAAAAGAACCGGAGAATCTGGATCAGATGTTCAAGTATTAAACGGTGGGCAAAATTTAGGTGAATTAAAAGATTTGATGTATTTTGTAACAAAACTTTACAATGCATTAGGTGTACCCGCTACTAGATTGAATCCGGAGGATTCGTTTAAAGATGGGTCGGAAATTTTGAGAGAAGAATTAAGATTTGCTAAAATGATATTGAGAATACAATATCAGTTTGCAAAAGGTCTCAAAGATGCTTTCATAACACATTTAAAAATAAGAGGTTGGTGGGATGAATATAAATTACATGAATCATATTTTGATTTAGAATTTGTTCCTCCTAGTAGTTATTTTGCATTAAGACAAAATCAAAATTTGGAATTAAAGATTAAGAATTTTGAAAGCATGGCAGCACAAGATCAAATTTCAAAAACTTTTGCAATGCGTCATTATTTGGACTTAACTGATTCAAAGATAAGTGAAAATATGGAATGGTTGAGAAAAGATGCGGCATTGAAGTGGGAATTAGATCAAATTGCACAGACTGGTCCAAATTGGAGAGAACATTTGGAAGCGGCTGAAAATGTTGCACAGGCTGGTAATGTTAATTCTATGGGCGGTGGCTTGCCATCTGGTGGTGGTTCGGCTATTCCGGATTTTGGAACTGGTGGTGGAGAAACCGCACCGGTTGGTGGTGAGGTTCCAGTTGATGGTGCAAATTCCGTTCCCGCAGTTGATGGAACGAGCGCAGAAACTCAAACAGGAGAACAACCAGTATAATATATGAGTTGCTGTAATGATATAACTGTAAATGTACACAATGATCCAGCGGATAACATTACCGTATATATAGACGAAAAGGGAATCGGTCTCTTACCGATAGCAAATTTTTTACAAACTTTGAGTTCTAATTATCAGATAATCAATTCTGCTACTACTAATGTTATTTCTAATTCCGCCGCATGGTTTAATGAGACGGAGATAAATGAATTGAATCAATTACAAGAACTTTCTGCTTGTTGGGAAGAGACTTGCGATGAGGTTAATTTTTTACAACAGAATTTATCAGCAAATTGGCAAGATGCTAGTGATTTTATAAATAACCGTGTTATTGATTCAGGATATTTTTAACTAAAAAATTTAATTAATTTTTTAGTTAAATGTATATATAATTAAGATAAGTATTTTTGCTTTATTTTTTAAAGTAATTCAAATAAAACTATGTCTACAATAAACACAATATTAATTAAACGTCGGTTAGCTTCTAGCGGACTTGATTCCTTACCAGTATTATCTGGTGGTGAGTTGGCTTTTAGCGAAAAAAACAACACTCTATATTACGGTTCTGCTACAGGTTCACTAGAAATTGGTGGCGATGGAGCATTTGTAAGTAGAACGTTATCACAAACAATTTCGGGCAATAAAACATTACTCGGATTGACAACCTTATCTGCTGTTACATTTTCACCAAATTCAGTAATTGATCTTGGTGCAAATTTAATAACAAATGTTCTTGCCCCAGTAAGCAACCAAGACGCAGCAACTAAAAAATATGTTGATGATCTTGGAACAAGCGGTGGTACAGCAACTACTAATTTATCATCAGAGATTTATAACAATTTTGTTAAACTCGTTGATAACAGAGCAGTTGTCCTCAACGGTGGATTAACTGTTTCTACTGGTATTAGTTCTGATACTATCAATACATCCGGAAACGTTGAGATTGGTGGTAACTTGACTGTTGCTGGCGATTTCACAGTTCTTGGTGATATTTCAACACTCGAAACAACAACCTCGGTTACTAGTGCTTTTAACATTACAAATGCTGGTTCCACAACTGCTTTAGTTGTTAATCAAACTGGTTCAACTAACATTGCGGAATTTCAAGATGATGGCGCAACAGCATTTATCATCGTAGATGGTGGTAATGTTGGTATCGGTACCGCTACTCCTAATGAGAGATTGACCGTTGTTGGTAATATCTCTGCATCACAAAACATCTTTGCTGTAAACGGTGATTTCACTGGTACACTCGATGCTGATGGTGCTACTACATTAGGATCAACATTGTATGTAACTAATGCTGCAACATTCGCTTCTAGCGTTTCTGCTGCTGGTGCTGTTGATTTTGATTCATCGTTAGACGTTGTTGGAGCTACGACTCTCCAATCCACATTGGGCGTTACTTCTGCTGCTACATTCTATTCGACTGTTTCAGCTGTTGGAGCAATGACTTTTGACAACACTTTATATGTTGCTCAAAATTCTACGTTCTTTGCTAACGTTTCAGGTCAAGCAGGAGTTTCCACTCTCATCGGCTTCATCGTCGATGGTGGAACGTTCTAAGAAACTTGTAACAGACTAAAAATATAAACTCTAGAATGGTGCAATCCCGTTCTAGAGTTTTTTTTTAAAATTATAAATATAAAAAACATATAGCAAACTTAATACAATCAAACAACGCAAACATAAAAATATTTGGTGGTAAACTATCTGCTGCACCAGTAAATGGAGGTGGTAATTCTCTTCTAACTGGATTGCAAGCATTCTATAAACTCTCAGACCCTACTGATTCTTCTGGAAACAACTAAACTTTGGACATACGATCACTGGGG